GCACAACAACCAATAGAATTTGATAGTAGAGGTGATGGAACTATGGTAGCATTTCCAGTAAGACCAAAACCAATTGAAGTTAGATAACTTCTTCTTAGTGATGTTTTGACTAAAGCACACAAAGCTAAAACTAAAGGAGTTAAGATCAGGATTCTTAGAGAAGAAGATTGTTCAGCATTAAGACAAATCTGTAAGTGGTCATATGACCCAAAAAGAGAATCAGAATTACCATCTGGAACTCCACCTTTTGTTCCAAATGAAGCTCCAGAAGGAACAGAACATATGTTGTTGAGAACTGAAGGTGATAAACTTTGGCATTTTGTTAAAAATAATGGCACTAGTGCAGATCCAAATCTTCAAGCTACAGTTAGAGAACGTATGTTTATCAGACTGTTAGAAGGATTACATAAAGATGAAGCTGAACTTTTATGTGCAGTAAAAGATAAAACGCTACATCAAGTATATAAGGGAGTATCTACAGCTGTAGTATCAGAAGCCTTTGATTGGGATGAGGACTTTAGGAAAAAGGATGTATAAATATAGTACAATCTTTAATAGGGAGTCTATTGATATGCAAAACCGAAAGGAACGGTGTGTAGAGGACAAGCTATTCTCTCTCCACATTTAAAATCCCCAATATATATTAAACACAAATAAGACCGTTTAACGATCTGCGGTTTCTATTTCTTGATGGACACTTATATCTAATAAAGGTTGAAGATCATATTAAAGAAGGTAATATGAAAAAATTATTCATATGTTTTGCTTTAATGTTTTCCTTTTCATTTCCGTTAGGAAGTGCAAGTACTACTGAAGATAAATTGATGTTGGCTAGAACCAGCCCACATCCAGTACTGAAACATGGTCAATTAAATATTGAACATATTACAGTACCAAATTATTCTTCATTAAATTTTGAATTAGAAAACAGAGCAAAACAGGTAGAATGTCTCGCAAAGAACATATATCATGAAGCACGAAACGAACCATTTGCAGGACAACTCGCTGTGGCTCTAGTAACTTTAAATAGAGTATATGATAAAAATTTTCCCAATACGGTATGCGATGTAGTATATCAAGGAATCCATACTAAAGATGGATTTCCAAAACGAGATAGATGCCAATTCAGTTGGTATTGTGATGGAATGTCAGATGTGACAGCAAATGTCAAAGCTTATGAAGAGACACAAAAGATAGCAAACCTTGCAATGATTTCTTATGGAAGTATGAAGTCGCAAGGATTAGATTATACAGAAGGTGCGATATATTATCATACACATGAAATAAATCCACGATGGTCAACTGCTTATCCAAAAGTTGGTAGGATTGGAGATCATATATTTTATAGATAAATATTATTAAGGATTTGAAATTATAAAATGCCGACATATCAATATAAATGTAAAAAATGTGATTTTGAATTTGAGGAAATTTTTAAGATGGATGATAGAAACATTCCTGTAGAAAATCCTCAAAGATATGGAAGTTGCACCGATGAAAATAATGACAGTTGTGACATACAGTTAGTACCACAACTACTTAATTTGCAGTATTCTATGAGGGATAGTGCAAGGAGACATACTGATGACGGTTTTAAAGACCGTATGAAAGAAATTCATAGAACAAATCCTGGCAGTCAATTAGGAGATTGGACATAATTATGAAAACACAATTAATAAGTCATGATCAGTTAGTTGAAATGAAGGGGGTTACTAAAAACCAACTTGAGGTTTTTAAGCAATATGCAACAGGTAAGAATCTTTTTCTTTATGGGCCTGCGGGCACAGGAAAGACTTTCGTTATCCTGTACAATGCAATCAAGGAAGTTCTTGACCCCAAAACAAATTATAACTGTATCTACATAGTAAGGTCATTAATGCCTACTAGAAGTCTTGCATTTATGCCGGGCGATGAGCAAGATAAAAGTTCTTTATACCAAGTTCCGTATGATAATATGTTACGGCTTATGTTTAAACTTTCTTCAGAGGAACAGTTTGACATGATGTATGAAGAATTGAAAAAACAAGAAAATGTAGCATTTCTATCCACATCCTTCTTACGAGGGATTACTTTAGACAATGCTATTGTCCTTGTAGATGAATGTCAAAATCTAAACTTCCATGAGTTGGATACCATTATGACCAGAGTTGGTCAGGAGTCCAAGATCATGTTCTCAGGAGATTTTGACCAAACAGACCTAAGAGATGATGCAGAAAAAGCTGGATTAGGTCAGTTTATAAAAATTATCAACGAAATGAAAGAATTCTATTCATGTGAGTTTGATATTGGTGATATAGTCAGAAGCGGCTTAGTCCGTTCCTATATCATCCAAAAATATAATACTGGATTAGGAGATAGAAAATAATGTTACCGTTATTATTATTCAATGTTATTTCTAGTCTTGTTGTAGACAAGGCAACAGATTTAGCAACAGAGCACGTGGAAAGTATGATAGATGATTTACTTCCAGATGCCGCAAAAAAAGAATTAGATAAAGCTATAAAGTCTGACCCCACACACCAATTCACAAATGCTAAAGATGCATTGATGGGTGCTGTTGAGGGTAAGTTACCTATAATTAAAGCTGATGGTACACTTAAACCAATCGAAGTAACCTTTACAGTTTCATATGATCCAACAAGTGGATCCATTGATATTCAGAAAGGTTTGTGATGGCTGATATAATAAGATTATCAAAGAACTTTGCACTCTCAGAAATGACACAGAGTGCTACAGCAGAACGATTAGGTGTGGACAACTCACCTAATTTAATTCATCTTGTAAATCTAACACATCTTGCAATACATATTTTGCAACCTGTTAGAGATAAGTTTGGTGTTATTACAATTAATTCTGGCTATAGAAGTCCTACACTTAATGCAAAAGTGGGTGGTTCTAAAACCAGTCAACATTGTAATGGACAGGCCTCAGATTTTGAATCTTTTTCTACACCGAATCCAGACCTTGCGTTGTGGATTACTAAGAATTTAGATTTTGATCAAATTATTTTAGAGTTTTATGATGGTGTTGATCCGAATAGTGGATGGGTACATTGTAGTTACAATTTGATGGGAAATCGTAGAAAAATACTTACTGCCCTTAAAACTAAAAGTGGTGTGGTATATAAGAATGGATTTGTTAGTAAATGAAAATTAAGGAAGCCATGAAATACATATGGTTAATATATTTACAATTTCTATTTGTTGCTGGGCAATTCAATGCAAAAAAGAATTGGATTGACAAACACATTTTAATATGTTATAATAAGTTAGATGAATTAAATGTTGATTACGTTAAGTTTCACGATTTTGATAAAAAGAATAAATGAGTTTTTATACAAATGTACACCGCCTGGGAAATAATATTTTATTTCGTGGCATCTCTAACGATGGCCAACGATTCAAAGATCGTGTAGAGTATCAACCAACTCTCTATATTCCTACCAAAGAAAAAACTAAATTTCGGACTCTTGAAGGAAAACCAGTTGGAGAAATTCAACCTGGCAATATGAAAGAGTGTCGGGATTTCATTCGTAAATACAAAGAAGTTGACAATTTCAATATTTATGGCAATGATAAGTTTGAGTTTTCTTTTATTGCAGAATATTTTCCAGAAGAACATATTGATTATGATTTCTCACAGATTCGTATTGCATATCTTGATATTGAGGTGGCCTCAGAAAATGGATTTCCAAATATTGAAAATGCAAATGAAGAAGTTACTGCCATTACAGTTAAAATAGATCGTAAGTGTTATGTTTTCGGTAGAGGTGAATTCGTTCATGATAGAGAAAATGTTTTCTATTTTCGTTTCGATAGTGAACGGGCATTACTTCAAAAATTCTTTGAAATGTGGGACAAGGAATCACCAGATATTGTTACAGGGTGGAATATAGAAACATTTGATATTCCATATTTGGTTAATCGTGCAAAACGGCTCTTTGATGAAAAGAAAAATCCATACCGATTACTTTCGCCTTGGAAAAAGATTTATGAATATACAATGTTTGGAATGGGTGGGAAAGAACTTCAGGCCTATGAAATAATAGGGGTAGAAACTCTTGATTATTTATCAATGTATCGTAAATTTACTTATACTAATCAAGAGTCATATCGACTTGACCATATTGCATTTGTGGAATTGGGAGAACGTAAACTTGATTATTCTGAGCAGGGTTCGCTTCATCTTCTTTACAAAAACGATTATCAGAAGTTCATAGAATACAATATCAAAGATGTAGAATTAGTTGAAGAATTAGAAAGTAAATTAAAATTACTTGAAATGATAGTTGCACTTGCATATCTTTGCAAGGTGAATTATGGAAATACATTCGGTCAAGTTCGGATGTGGGATACATTAATTTTCAATAATCTTCTTAGGAAAAAAATTGTTATTCCGCCAAAGAAACATTCTAGTAAATCTTCAAACTTTGAAGGTGCATTTGTTAAGGAACCAATTATTGGAGCCCATGAATGGGTAGTGAATTTTGATTTGAACTCTCTGTATCCTCATTTGATAATGCAATATAATTTGAGTCCCGAAACATTGATTACAGATGAATTGCCTAAGGAATTACAAAAGATTAAAGATGACCGGCCGGGTGTGAGTGGATTACTAGATCAATCTCAATCATTGGATGATTTAGAAAAATATAATCTTACTTATACTCCAAACAATGAATTTTATCGAAGGGACATTCAAGGATTTCTACCAGAGATGATGCAACAGATTTATAATGATCGTGTAAAGTATAAGAAAAAGATGATTACAACCAAGAAAAAATTGCAGAAAGAAAAGGATGGAGACAAGAGAGTAGAATTATATAAACTGATTTCTAAGTATCATAATATGCAGAACAATCTAAAGACTACGCTCAACTCTGCTTTTGGTGCAATGGGAAATGAGCATTTTAGATATTTTGACCAACGAATTGCAGAGGCTGTTACAACATCTGGACAACTTTCAATTAAATGGATCGAAAAAGAAATCAATCGATACTTGAATGAAGTTCTTAAACCAGAAGAAGAAAAAGATTATGTTGTGGCAGTTGATACAGATTCGGTTTATATTTGTATGGATGATTTGGTAAAAACAGTTTATGGAGATACGATTGATGATAAAAATAAAGTAGTTGATTTTTTAGATAAAGTTTGTTCTGAACAAATGGAAAAAATCATAGATAAATCTTATCAGAAACTTGCTGAATATGTAAATGCATACGATCAAAAGATGGTAATGAAACGTGAAAATATTGCAGACAAGGCCCTTTGGACTGCAAAGAAACGTTATATTATGAATGTGTATGATGCAGAGGGTGTTCGGTATGAAAAACCACAACTCAAAGTTATGGGAATAGAATCAGTTCGATCTTCTACCCCTGCAGCGTGCAAAGAAAAGATGAAGGGGATATTTAACATTATCATGAATGGTACAGAAGAAGATGCGATAAATTATATTGATAAATTCAGGGGAGAGTTTCGGACATTAGAAGCAGAAGATGTATTTTTTCCTCGCTCGGTACGTGGTCTGACAAAGTATCATGATGCGGCCCAATTGTATATTAAAGGTTCACCAATTCATGTAAAAGGGGCATTACTTTATAACAAACTTCTCAAAGATAAGAAATTAACAAATGATTATCCATTGATACAAGATGGTGAAAAAATAAAGTTTGCATATCTCAAAAAACCAAATACTACTGGTGGAGAAGTGATTGCTATTCTCAATCAGTTGCCACCTGAGTTACAGTTAGAACAATACATTGATTATGATAAGATGTTTCAGAAATCGTTTATTGATCCTATGTCAACAGTTATGTCGGCCATTGGTTGGCAGACTGAACACATATCAACACTTGAAGATTTTTTCGGATGAGGTCGGATGTTTTTCGGGTTATTAACACTATTGGTTGCACTTGCAATTTCAACGGTGGCCGCATATTACTCAATAGTCGGATTGATGGCAATATTTGCAGGCGCCAAACTTGCAATTGCTATTATGGGGGTTGTCCTTGAAATAGGAAAACTGGTTGTTGCATCGTGGACATTCCAGAATTGGAAAACAAGTCCTATATCAATTCGATCTTATTTTATAGTATCGGTGGTTGTTCTGATGTTCATTACATCATTGGGTATTTTTGGATTTTTGGCACGAGCACACATTGAACAATCAAGTCCCACAACTTTATTAGAAGAACGAATTGAAAGAATTGATCTCAAGATAGGACATCGACAAACTCAGATAAACAGATATCAAGGAAGATTAGATACACTAGACCAAGCACTTCAAAGGTACATCGAACTTGGTGCAATCAGTAAGGGGTTGAGAAAAATAGGAGAGATGGATAATGAAACATCGCTTCTGAAAACAAGGATAGAAGGATTAGAAACAGAAATAGATGGTTTGGCAGATAATAAGTATGAACTGAAAAACCAATTGAACCTTGCAATGGTAGAGGTCGGGCCGATTCGTTATGTTGCAAGTATGATTTATGATGAAGTAAATGAAACACAACTTGAAGAGGCCGTGCGTTGGATTATAATTCTTCTTATTTTTGTGTTCGATCCTCTCGCAGTTATGTTAGTGATTGCTGCAAATATTTCGTTGAGAGATTATCGTAGAGAAAGAAAAATGGCTACCAGAACGGTTACAGTTATGCCAGACTTATCAGACAAAGAAGTGA